TACTCAAGATCCTGAACTGCTTGTTGGCTGGCAGCAACAACACTGGGACGTGTGCCCGTTCTGGAATAAAACAATTCATAACATGGAATAGCGCACTCGTTGTTTCACTTAAACAACCATTGAGGGTAGCGTTTGATTGATGGTGTTTAGCGGGGTTTTAAGGGGCTTCTGGGAGAGCCTAAGCCTTTCGGCGGGTGGTTAGGGTAGGATGAATCTTGTAGCCTTACAAGGCTCGTGTGGGATGCGAAAGCCCCAACCGTCTAGGGGATGGTTGGGGCTTTCTTTGCGTTCTTATTTAATTATTGGATCTGGCAGGCAGTGAAGAACAGTTGTCCGGCATCCGCACCCGGAGTCCAAGGGCGGCCTGAATAAACCGCCCAGTGATTCACGTTGCTTTGTGCAGAGAACCCGGTGGGGCATTCTCCAGATATGAGGATGACCGTTCCGCTGGGGAGCGAGATCCCGTCCTTACCGTTCTGGCCGTCCGACCCGTTTTTGCCGTCTTGACCATTAACTCCGGGTGTTCCTGACAGTCCTTGACTACCCGGGCCGCCTTGTGATCCGGTTAAACCCGTTGATCCTTTCTCGCCTGTAATGCCTTGCTCTCCTTTTTCACCCGGTAGGGCAGTTTGGGTTTGCATTTGTTGGAGCATCGAAATAATTTGACTCAGTTTTTTGCCTTGAACTTTCTTTGGTGCTGCTTGACCCGGTACTGATAGCACTAAACCTAGGGAGATTAGTGTTACGGTAGCGAGCATAATTGCTCGTTTCATGTTGTTCCTTTTCTGTTATTACGGTGCGTTTGCCCGTGGGTTAATTGTATCTGTTTTGTGAGGAAAACATGGGGTTTCGGGGACTTTTTTGGGTAGTAAATGAGGGGTTTTATGTGTTGTCAGAAAACGATAAACCCTCCACGCTCATACAAGGTGGAGGGTTCTCGTAGCGTAAAAAGGGATTAAAACGCTTCACGGAGACTAGCACATAGGATTCAGGTATGAGGGTTGCAATTATTACTGCGTCGTTCGCGTCGTTTGATCCTGTTCGTCCACTGCCAAAGAATCACGGGTTCGATGATGCTGTATGTGTTTCCGATAATCTTGTGGAGTTTGGTTCCGGCTGGAGGTCGCATGTGGTTAAAACTTCGGAGTCTCCACGGTTAGCGGCGAAACGACCGAAAATGATGCCGTGGTTGTATACGGATTGTGACGCTGCTATCTGGGTGGATGCTAGTTTCGAGTTGACGGATTCTTTTGGGGAGTGGGCGCGGGAGCATTTAACCCGTCACGATTTTGTGGTGTGGCAGCATCCTGAAGGACGTGACGATTTTTTGGATGAGGCGGCTGTGTGTTGGGATTGGCCGAAATATCGGGACTCTGATTTGCGTTCGCAAACGAAAAGGTACTTGGATGCGGGTATGCCAAGGGGTTGGGGGTTGTTTGCTTGCGGGGTGGTGGGTTATCGGTTTACTTCTGACGTGAAGCGGTTGGGTTCGTTGTGGCACTTGGAGCAGGCTCGTAGTGTTCAGGATCAGGTTTCGTTGCCGTTCCTGTTGTGGAGGGAGGGTTTACCTTTCGGGATCTGGCAGGCGAACGAATACAGTAACCCTCACGCGATTATTAGGTGGGATGAGCGTCCCGACAACACAATCTAGGGTATCTACACCTTGTAGATAACTAACCGTTCTACGGGCTTCACAGAGCCGTCCACGTTTTTCTGTCCACGATCCCTGTGACAGTCAAACTTTTCAGTGTTTGGAAGCGGCGAACGGCTTTAGATACCTCCAGATTGAACCTGCCGTCAAGTTCACCGTCGTAGCAGTCATGCTTCATCAATTTCGACTGTATCCACATGACCTGTAATCCTTTATCGCCACGGTCAAGCGGGTACTTAAACGGGTACAGTTCCACCGGGGACGATTCGGAATGGTAATCCATTGTTTTCTTTACGCTAGTCATAGCGTGTAGCATATAGGGAAAGGAAGGTAAATCATGTATACACTCACGTTTTGGAAAGATGCGGTTGAGCGAGCAATCCGAACTGCTGCTCAAGCGTTACTCGCACTGTGGGCAACTGACGTTTCGGGGGTTCTCGCTGTTGACTGGGTTCAGGCTGGATCTGTTTCGGCACTGGCAGCCCTCATGTCTGTTTTAATGAGCGTGGCGGCTACCGGCACGGGTTCACAAGATTCCGCATCGTCGCTTAAATAGACATGATCGGACTTCACCCTGACTTCACGCAACCCGTACCCGATGAGGTTACGCATGTGCGGATCTGGGATTCGGGCGCGGCATGGTGTCAGATACATGTTGCCCCAAACTCGTATGACTGGAATCGCCTAGATGAACTGGTCAATAAGTCTCACGGCAAGCACATCACCTATGTAATCTCTGGTTGTCCTCGTTGGCTTGCTAAGTATCCGAATCAACCTCATGCTGCACCGTGGCTAGGTGACGGCAGTAACTCCATGCCGTATGACATTGAACATTTCAACAAGTTCGTGCGAAATCTTGCCACGCGATACAAAGGCAGAATTGCTGCTTATGAAATCTGGAATGAACCGCAACTAGCAGACTTCCTTTACCCCTACACAAAAGCGCAGTGCAATATGCTGGCAAGAATGACATCTCGCGCATATCAAACAATCAAAACGTGCGATCCTCTTGCGCTAGTCCTAGCAGCATCGGTGCTTGCGCGTCCCTCTAGTGGCGGGATGCGTCGCGCTAGGCGTTATCTCAGGGCTCTTAGACGGCGGGGCTGGCCAGTAGATGCCATGACCTGCCACATCTACCCTGAGATCGGTACTGGTGTTCACCGCTGGGAATGGATGCTGGTCAAAACTGTGAACAAACTCAAGCGCATGGGAGCACCGAGGCGTTTGTGGATTACTGAATCAACGTATGGGCTACTTGGCCCGGTGATCCCGGAGGCAAAAGCAACACAGTTAATCAACGACACATACGCAATAGCGGGCGGGCGGTTCATTCATTGGTACGCTGCGAACAGGCCCGATCTTGGCGGGATGCCGATTATCACAAAGCAAGGTTCGGGGTCGGCTGCATGGCTGGCGATAACAGATAAGGGTGCATGATGAGAGTGAAACCGAAACGTTTAGCGTACAAGTTGCGGGTGTATAAAGTCCCGCGCAAGTTTGTGCCCGACTGGGATAGTGAAAGCATTGACCCGTATGACGGTGAATCAAATTTCTGGGGTGTAATGTTGCATCACACTGCCGGGACTGATTCGCTGGCATGGGTAACTACCGGAAACCCTTACGCGCCGGTTCGTGCTTGCCATTTTCTTGTTGATCGGGATGGAACCGTAAACGTTGTTTCGGGTGTTGGGGCTTATCACGCGGGTGAAGGTGGCCCGTGGGGTTTCCCTAGGAGGGGACGTAAGGATCTTGTTGTTCCTGAAGATCAAGGCAACCGTCACTTTTATGGGATTGAGATTGAGTCGTTGGGTTCATCTCCGAGGATTGGTGTTTCAACTAAAGGAATGACTTTGGAGCAGGTGATTAGTACCGCGATACTTACGGCTGCTTTATTGAATTCAATGCGGCGCGGGTGGCGTAGCCTCCTCGTTTCTAGGGTGATTCGTCACCGTGACTGGACTGCCCGCAAACCTGACGTGAAGCAGGATCTGGATTGGTGGCACGAAGTTATTGGGATTGCCCGCAGGAATCGACGCAAGACTGCCAAGACTCGCACAGAGATCACTGCATTCGTGAAGGCTAACCCGACCGGCAAGATCAGATAAATGTCGTTGCGTAAAGAACTGGAATTGGCTGTCCCCCCAAGGTCTGGACAAAAATGCGTGGTGTGTGCTGCTCTAGGAAAGATGGACAAAGATGACGCTGACGCTTTTCGTGAGTGGATGAGTGACGATTCTAAGTCTGCCCCTCTGATTGCTAAGGCTGTTACGGGTTATGGTTTTAAGATGAGTTTTGCGAGTGTTGCCCGGCATAGGCGGGAGCATATGTAGTATTGTGTGACTGGTTGTTCTTCGGAATAGTCACCCCGCCGATCCCCCCCGACCGGCGGGGTTTTTCTTTTTTTGTAAACGTGTTGGTATTAAAGGGTCTTTTGGGGGTGGTGTTTCTTAACCCACCCCGGTGAATAGGCACTAGGGGGTCATGCTATGATTTATCTATCGGGCCAAGGGGGCCTGAGAAAAGGGGTTCAAAATGAGCGAGATATTCAACTGTAAAGATTGTGGTCTCTCAGTATCTTGGAGAACGACCAAGGCGGGCAAAAAATATCTGGGCAGCCCTATGGACTGGTCAGGGACTGAAGGTGGAAACCGCACCTACTGGCCTTCTCACAAATGTGTTCCTAACCACGAATGGAAAGCCGCAAGGGATTTGTACCTGCTTGAGGATGCCGCCCGTCGCTGGGGATCTGGGGGAATTGAAAAAGGTGTGTGGGTAGATGTTGTTAAGGGTCGGAAGGTTCCCGTCGGGATTCGTGCCGAAGTGTTTTGGGTTGGAGATTCTGCCTACGGTGCGCGGGTCGGGATCATGGTGGATGGGGAACGGGTTTTCACAGCCCTGACTAACGTTCAACCTGCACCGATTGAGGACTTCCCCGAAATGGCAGCAATCTTGCAAAAAATTAAGGACGACGTTCGTAAAGATCTGGAAGGTGTGAACTAATGATTAAATCTGTAAGCGAGAAAAACTTCGTTCTGGTCGGTAGTGTTCTCAAAAGTAGCGACCCGGAGCAGTTTCAGAATGTGTGTGCTTATACGAAAAGCCGGAGCCTAAAAAAAGCCGGTCAATACTTGTACTCAGTTGATGCCGACATGTTCGCCCGGATAGTAGAGGATGAGGAAGGTGACTCACAATGATTAAGTCAGTGGGAATGAAAGCGTTAGAGATCCAGTCGCAGATGGAGCGTTTGTGGGGAACACCTAAAGATATTTCTCACCGTGAGGCATCCTTGTTGTGTGAGGAGTTTGGTACTTTCCGTAATAAGTTTGCGGGGAAAGAAAACGGGATGCCACTACGTCGTTTGGATGTGGCGGTGTATATCGCTAAGAATAGTTAGTCGAAACTCCTTTCGGGGAGTCCGGCAGGGTTAGCCTCCTGTCGCCGATGAGACAGGCTAAAGAAAAGGGGCACGAAATGACCGAGGAAGGTTTCAGAATTGACACGCCTGAGAAGGCGGGGTGGGCGTTACAGAAATACGCCGGAATGGCTAAACGTCGTGAGCAAAACAATGTGCTTGCGGCTCAGGAAAATGAGCGTGTGAGGTTGTGGCTGGAGCAGGCCAACGCAACCGTGGATTCGAGCATGGAGTTTTATCGCGGTCATCTTGAGGTGTTCGCGTTGAAGCAACGCCTCGCTGGGGTTAAGACTTTCGATTCACCTTCGGGGAAGATTAAGTCCCGTGAAACGTCTGTGACTTTTGAGGTGGACAAGACAGTGTTTACGGAATGGGCGCAAGCCAATAACCGGGATGAACTACTGCGGTTTACTATCGCACCCGACTTAGCGACTATCAAGAAAACAATGATCGGCACACCTATGGGTGCTGTTGATCCTGCTACGGGTGAGGAAGTGCCGGGGCTGATCCCTGTTCCTTCCCGGATCGCTTTCACGATTGAACCGAACATGGACATGGCCGAACTGGGAGATGATGAAGATGAATAACTTTACGCCTGAGATCGTGGAGGCTTTGCAGCAACCGATTAACCCGTCGCGGGTCAGTAAGGACGGGAAAGGGTTCTCGCACGTTGAGGCGTGGGATATTCGCCGGACTATGAACAAGATTTTCGGGTTCGGTAATTGGAGCATGTACACGGAGCAGATGGAATTGTTGTTTGAAGTGTCGGAGGAGAATCCTAAGAAGCCGGGTTCTATGCGCTGGTCAGTTGGGTACAGGGCGCAAGTCACTGTTACGGTTGGGGCTGGAGCCATGTATACAGAATGGGCCGCTGGGGATTCCATTAACCCGGTTCGTGGGGATGCTCACGACATGGCTATTAAGACGGCTGAGTCTCAAGCGTTTAAGCGGTGCGCGGTTAATCTGGGTGATCAGTTTGGTTTGTCCTTGTATAACAATGGTTCGTTTGCGGCTACGGTCGGGGATGTTGTTGGTCAGGCTCACGCGGATGACGGTGAACTGGAGCCTCTGATTCAAGCGTTGAAGGACGTTGGGACGGTGGAGGAACTGACGGAGTTGAGTGTGATTATTAAGAGACTCGACTTGTCGGACAGGGTGAAGGACACGTTACGGTTATCATTTCTTGGGGCTAAGGATCGAATCGCGTCCCATACGAGTGTTTAAGGTGGTTTAGGGCGTTGTTTCCTTGTCCTATGGGTATTTACTAGGGTAACTATTCTAGGGCGGGAAACGCGCTTTATTTCGTTTTAAGTCTTAGGGTAAGGTTGCCCTGTAACCAATAGGTTGCCCTCACGACAGGATCAACTGTCTGAGGGCGTGAACGGCTAGTAGAAGGAGCCATTGTGAAAGATCATACAACCCGCACCAGCCTTGCACCAATGCTATACAACGAACCATTCGTGGCGGTGTTCCCGTCCCTCGTTCGTGAACTAAAAGGCGACGTAACGGCAGCAGCCGTATTGCAGCACATTCATTTTCGAGCCAACTCACTTGACTCGGTTAACATAGGCAATCTGACTTATTACCCGGTGAGTGTGGAGGATCTTGCGGAGCAGATTGGAATATCACCTAAACAAACCAAACGAGTAATCACAAAACTTCGGGACAACAACTACCTAGACGTGCAGCAACTAGGGGGAATTGACCGGAGAAACTTTTACCGTGTTGTAATGGATTCGGGATCTAGCATTGGCCCTTCTGGTACTACTCCATCAGTACCAAATGGTACTCATGGACGTGACCCAAATGGGGCTGATGTTCTATATACTAATAAGATTAAAGAAGTATTAGAAGAATATATACACGCAGACGATCCGAAAACTGATGTTCAGCCAATAACCAAACCCGCTGACACACCCGGATTCACGGAGTTCTGGGAAACGTATCCGTTACGGACTGCTAAGCCTGCTGCAAGGAAAGCGTTCATTAAAGCGATCAAGAACACGCCGTCAAGAATAATTATTGCCGGGGCAGCAAACTACGCTAATGACCCGAACCGTGATCCACGATATACAGCCCACGCAGCGACGTGGCTGAATAACGAGAGGTGGAATGATGACCCGATACCGTCACAGTCGGGGACACCGAAAAGTATGCAACGCACCCGTGACCTTATGGAGTGGGCCGCTATGGAAGATCAAAGACTGACAGAGATCACGCCATGAACCGCACCCAGATTGCTTCAATGCTGGAGTGGATTAAACGGCATGACAGTTTCCTAGTCGTGGATGAGATCACTGTTATCGCGTGGGGGGACGTGTTGAGGCCAGATATTGACCCGGCGTGGTGTAAACGGTATCTGATTGAGTACTACTCGAAGGCTGACCCGCAAAGGGTTACGGCTGGGAGGATTAACGAGGCGTGGTCGCATGAACGGGAACGTAACCTTTCTTTGGAACAGTACGCGCTGGAGGAAGGGACACCGATGCCCGGTTGGTTTAGGGAAAAGATCCGTAACGTGGGTAGGTTTTAGTTGTGGTGAAACAAAAAATGAGTCAGGAGTCCGTTGATCTGGTGCATCTAAGATCCGGCGGGTGTTGTGAAAGATGCGGCGCAAGTAGTTCCCTCCGTTGGTCTATTCACCACCGGCAGGCCAGAGGGATGGGCGGGTCGAAAGACACCGACGCGAACCTGCCCGCGAACCTTCTGCTTCTGTGCGGGTCGGGGACTGAAGGTTGTCACGGGCACATTGAATCTTTTAGGGGGCAGGCGTATGCGGATGGGTTTCTTGTTCACAAGTGGGAGATCCCTGCCGACATTCCTGTCAAGTTAGTGAATGGCTGGCGCGTGTTGGATAACGGCGGGGGGTCGCAACAATGATAGGATTGTTCGCTATGGAGTACCGCCTAGTTATTTTAGAGAAACCAATAACAACAAATCGTGAGAGGGCAGGGAGCCGTTGGGACAGGGCAAAGAACACGAAGCACTGGCGTGAAACCGCACGGGGACTTACCGCAGGAATAATCCCGAAACTCACTTCGATGAACGTTACTGTTCAGCCGTATCAGAAACGGGGCAGGCTCCAAGACACAGCGGCCTGTAATCCTTCCGTGAAGGCAGCGATTGACGGGATCGTTGATGCCGGAGTAATCCCGGATGACACCGGGGTGTACTTGCCAAAAATAATCTTCCTCCCATGTAAACGTGGAGAGGATTCGTTGGAACTAATTATTGAAGGGGAACCGAATGCCTAGGCCGTACCGTTTTGCTGACTCTCAGGAACGCGCTGAGTTAGACATTATCAAAGACATTAACGAAACAATTATTAAGAATCTTGACCGCAACAACAAACTAGCAACCGACCGCAGGGAACGTGTCTTGTCCATGATGGGTCGGGGCTGGAGCATGTACGCGATTGGGAAAGAAACAGGTGTGACACCGAACACGGTTAAACGAATCACAGAGTCAGGTGGAAACAAGTGAAACTAGAAAAAGTAAAAATAACCACACTCAAACTTGACCCTGAGAACGCGCGCAAACACTCTGAGAGAAACATTGCAGCAATACAAGGGAGCCTAGAAAAGTTTGAACAACAAAGACCTTTAGTGGTCTGGAACAACACGGTTATAGCAGGCAATGGGACTCTGCAAGCGGCAAAAGACTTAGGTTGGACTGAGATACAAATTAGTCGCGTACCGGACGAATGGGATTACAGTGAAGCAAGAGCATACGCTATTGCGGACAACAGAACTTCAGAACTGGCGGAATGGGACGGGGAATCATTAATCGTGGCTTTGCAAGATTTACCTGTGGAACTCCTCAACGCGACCGGGTTCGATGACGTTGACCTAGATGGGCTAATTAAAGTTTTTGGAGAGCCGCCAAGCCTTGACGATCTTATGGACGAGTTTGGTGAACCCGAACTTGAGGACGGGTTTGTTAATGTGAGTTTCAAAATACCACCGGACACTCACCAAAAATGGATGCTTGCACTAGGGGCGACCGGGCTTAAAGACATGGAAGCCGTAGTTCTAGTTATTCAGGCAGCGTTTGACTCCTTAACAGACGGTGGTATATGAACAAAGAAGTTCAATTAAGACACCCGATTAGTTCCCTTGTGTCCTTCCATTATTTCGCCAAAACTGACATTCAACAAATGCAATCATGGGGACTAATAATGATCGGGGACAGTGGGGCGTTCTCCGCATTAACACAAGGAACCCCAATAAACATAGAGGCTTTCTCTGAGTGGGCTATCAAGTGGAAACGACACCTGTTTTGGGTGGCAAGCCTTGACGTTATAGGTGACGCAAAAAAATCACGATCAAATTACGAATACTTGGTAGGGAAAGGGATAGAGGCAGTCCCAACTGTCCACTACGGATCTGACCCGAAACTAATCACTGACTACGCAAAAGACGGGGTGGATTTTATTGGCCTTGGCGGTATGGTGGGACGCAAAAGCGAGCCGCAAAAACTACTTCGTTGGACTCTTTCCATGTTCAAGTATGCGAAAGATAACCACCCGGAAGTTCGATTCCACGGCTGGGGAATTACCCACCCGCAACTCGTAAATAATCTTCCGTGGTTCAGTGTTGATTCTTCAGGGTTTTCTTCTGCATACAGGTACGGTCGGCTTAGTCTTTTTAATGAATCGTCGGGAAAAAGAATAGGTATTACTTTGGACGGCAAAGATGCTTTTAATCATTCAGATTTGCTAGTTCAACAGTACGGGATAAGCCCTGACAGGGTAGCAAAAAGCACTTCGGTGACTCGCCGCGATCTGGTTAGGCTCAGCGTTCTTTCAGTCCAAAAACAGGAGGATCACCTGCGTAGAAGATTTTCTGTTTCTCCACCACGATATGGGCTTAGCGAAAGCCCCACAGGGCCCAACATACATTTTGTAGACCGTGACAAAGTTCATTTGTCAATGTTGAACGGCAACTTAGGGCCGCATCAACACGTCGCTTTAGGGTTCCCAAATGCTCAATCTACCCGGAGTGTAAGCCCAACTGACGAACTCCCTAACAACTCGTCAGGGCCAAACATTCACGTTGCGGGAACGGACTTAAAAACCGAATACCTTTACATGAAAAATTATGAGGAGGACAAAGATGAGTAAAGCAGTTATTGTCGCGTCGGGCGGTATGGATTCAGCGACTCTGGCATGGCATTACGCTAGTAAAGGGTTCGACGTTTCCTTAGTAGGGTTCGATTACGGGCAGCGGCATAGTAAAGAACTTGAAGCCTTAGAAAGCATTGCAAGTAAACTGGGCGGCATTTCAAGAGTGATTACTTTGGATCTCAGTAAACATTTACATGGCTCCGCTTTAACGAGTGAATCGGTAGAAGTACCAGACGGCCACTACGCTATGGAAACAATGAAAGCCACCGTTGTCCCTAACCGAAACGCGATCATGCTGGCTATCGCGGCCGGAGTAGCCGTGGCTGATAAAGCCGAAGTGGTAGCGACAGGGGTTCACGCAGGTGACCATTTTATTTACCCTGATTGCCGTCCCGAGTTTTTTGTTCCGTTTGCTGAAGCAATAAAAAACGCTAACAAAGGCTTCGCTGTTGAAGGGTTTAGACTTGAAGCCCCGTTCATTACATGGTCGAAAGCCGACATAGCAAAACATGGCTCAGAAATTGGGGTGGACTACGCAATAACGTGGTCGTGCTATAAAGGCGAGGAGATCCACTGTGGTCGTTGCGGCACTTGTGTTGAAAGAATTGAGGCGTTCATTTTGGCTGGAGTACAAGACCCGACACAATACGCTGACAGGGACTTCGCCCTGCAACAGATTGGGAATTAGTGATGTATCAAATTAGTAAAGAGTTCCACCTGTCGGCATCTCATCAGTTGTTTGGCTTAGCGGAGGGCCACCCTTGCGGACGCATTCACGGCCACAACTATATTATTCGCGTTGCTTTACAAGCACAAAAAATTAACGACCACGGCTTTCTCGTTGATTACAATGACTTAAAACCTTTCGGCAAATGGCTAGATGAAACAATGGATCATCAGCACTTAAATGAAGTGTTCGAGTTTCAACCGTCCGCTGAAAACATGGCACGTCACCTAACTCAAGAGTTGGCCGAAAGACTTGACTTGCCGGAGGGTTGCACCGTTAGCGTGTCCATATCTGAGACACCGAAAACGTGGGCGACATGGAGCCAATAATGCCGGGGCAAAGCATGAGTGGTCTAACACAAGCCTTAGAAATACAAAATCTTAAATCAACTCTAGAGGTCAACGAAATCTTTGGCCCAACTATCCAAGGAGAAGGGCCAAGCATGGGTAGACGCTGCGCGTTCCTACGTTTAAGCGGCTGTAATTTAACATGCTCTTGGTGCGACACTCCTTACACTTGGGACTGGAAGGGTCTCAACGGGCAGGTGTGGGATAAGAACAAAGAAACCCACGCCATGACAACGTATGAAGTTATTGACAAACTAACGGGCTTCGACGTTGACCTTATAATTATTAGCGGCGGGGAGCCAATGATGCAGCAAAACGGCCTCGCTTTTCTGATCAATCGCTTAATGGCTGGGGGCAAAGAAATAGAGATCGAAACTAACGGAACCATCTCCCCGAAAATACAACCGACACGTTTCAACGTGTCACCTAAACTTGCTAACTCAGGGAACAGGGAGGGGAAGCGGAGGAAGATAAACGTTCTTTCCCAGTATGTCGGCGCATCCGTTTTCAAGTTCGTATGTCAACAGGGGAGCGACCTTGACGAGGTTGAGCAGGTAATTGCAGAAGCGGGAATCCCTCGCAAAGATGTTTGGATCATGCCAGAGGGAAGGGACGCAGAAACTCTTATGAGCAACGCCGAAAAAATAACTGACAAAGCGATAGACCTCGGCTTCAATATCACTCCGCGCCTTCATGTTATGACATGGGGAGCAAGGAGAGCAGTATGAAAATGACTTGGGCGGATATTGAAACTGAGGCAAACAATCTTGCTGGCAGGTGGAAAGATGTAAAACTCAGGGGAGTTTGGGGTGTCCCCAACGGGGGTGTCCCGGTGGCGTTAATCGTTTCGCGTCTTCTTAATATCCCAATGCTTGAAAGTCCGACTTATGGCGGCTTAATTGTCGATGACTTAGTTGACACAGGAAAGACCCTAAGTAGTTTCAGCGGCCTTAACGACTCTGTTGATGCGCTTTACCGGAAGCCATATTCGCCAACCGATATAGCACCTGACGCTACCGAAGTATCCGAGTGGGTTGTTTTCCCTTGGGAAAAAGACGAAGGCGACCCGAGGGACTTAGTTGTAAGACTCCTGCAATATGTTGGGGAAGATCCAACCCGTGAAGGATTATTGGATACTCCTAAACGGGTATTAAAAGCGTTTAAGGAAATGACTGAAGGATATGGGAAAGACCCTGAAGTTATTTTGTCTACCGTTTTTAGTGAGGACTATGACCAAATGGTGTGCCTGCATAACATAGAGTTCGTGTCAATGTGTGAGCATCATTTACAGCCCTTTAGAGGGGTCGCGGCCGTTGGGTATATTCCCAATGGTCAAGTTGTGGGGCTATCAAAACTAGCGCGTCTAGTGGACGCTTACGCGCGTCGCTTGCAGGTGCAGGAGCGCATGACAGAACAGATAGCGTCAGCCATTCAAACGTACCTAAACCCGCTTGGTGTGGCTGTATATATAGAAGCGCATCACTCATGTATGGGAAACAGGGGAGTTCGGAAACATGACGGAAGAATGGTTACACAGAAACTTATCGGAGCCATGAAAGATGACCCTAATGCTCGTTCAGAGTTTATGAACTTAGTTCAAAGATAGGATAAGGACATGTCAGATTCACCCAACAAAAAAGATCAGAGAGTCAAAAATGTTGTTGCCGCTTTATCGGCAGGGCACTACATGGAGCGCGCCGCGAAACTCTCCAATGTAAACCCGTCAACAGTCTATGTTTGGAAGTCCAAGGGCGAGCAGGAAAGACAAAGAATAGAACGGGGAGAGGAGCCAACCGAGGCGGGACAAAACTATCTAGGCATCCTTGAGGTTATTGAAAAAGCGCAGGAGCAGGCGTCACACCGGGCTATGGTTGCTATTCAACAAGCGGCTCAAGATGGGTCGTGGCAGGCAGGGGCTTGGTATCTGGAACGCACCGACCATAAACATTACGGTCGTAAAACAACAATCGTTGGTAATGATGACGGGCCAATACAGGTTCAGAATGTCACAGCCGAAGAAGTGGACGCAAAACTTATGCTACTAATAGATGCAGCGGAAGCGAGTGAGCGTGAACGAACTAGAAAGACTGAGCCTTCTTCCTGATGCCGTTCGTCTTAGCGTTATAGGAAAATTAACGGTTGAGGAACGCAGTAATGTTTTTGGTCGTATAGATACTTCCCCGTGGTCTAAGTTCCGTTATGATCCTGTCGGTTTTGTGACGGAAGGAATACATGAACACGCATGGTCAAAACAAATAGAAATACTAGAATCATTAAGAGATAACAAACGGACTGCTGTCCCGGCTTGCCACGCACCGGGTAAATCCCATATTGCGGCTCGCGCTATTGCATGGTGGGTTGCTGCTCACCCTCCAGATACAGTGCGTGTTGTAACGACGGCTAACACTTTCCGGCAAGTACGCAACATTCTTTGGCCACATATCCGGCGGGTTGTTGCTGCCAACAATCTGCCCGGTGAGGTTCTCACAACCGAATGGAAAATTGGGAAAGACATTGTTGCTGACGGGTTTTCACCTGCGGATCATAATGAGACGGCTGTGCAAGGTATCCACGCGGAGAACCTTCTTATAGTTGTGGACGAGGCAGGGGGTATTAGTAACACGATTGGTCAGGCACTTGAATCGTTGATGACTGGTGGCAACACGAGGCTACTTATTCTTGGGAACCCGCCAACAAATAGTCCCGGATCTTGGTTTGAGCGTTCCTGTAACAGTATTCTTTTTAATGTCATACCGATTAGCGCGTTCGACACACCTAACTTCACGGGTGAAAAAGTTGGGGAGTGGGCGCGTAACCTCGTAGACAAAACATGGGTAGATGATGTTGTTACGTCGTTTGGGGAGGACTCTGCTTTTGTTCAAGCCCGTGTGTACGCAAGGTTCCCGCGCAACGTAACCACAACTGTTATTCCTGTTGACTGGGCTGAGTCGGCAACAAAGATTGAAAGCCACACGGGACGTATACGGCTGGGTGTTGATATTGCTGCCGACGGTGGGGATGAGTTTGTGATCGCGGAGTATTGCGGCAACTCAGTGAAAATTGTTCACGGCTCAAGAGGCAACAAGTCTCCGGTAGAAGTAGCGGGTCGTGTCCTAGACGCTATTCATAATGCGGAAGCGTTTCATGTGAAACATTCCATCCCTGAACAGGTCAGAGTTAAGATTGATGCTATAGGGGTGGGTTGGGGTGTTGCTGGTTTACTGGAGGATTGGGGTAAAGAGGGTCGGCATAATTCTTCAATTGTGGCGGTGAACGTTTCGCAGGCCGCGTCTGATCGTGAAAAGTTTGTGAACCAACGTGCAGAGATGTGGTGGACTGGTCGTGAACTTTTACAACCAAACGAGAACGGGGATCAGTTTGTTCGCCTAGAGGTTGATACGGGAACGGTTGCTCAACTTTCCTCACCAACGTATCGGGCTAATTCTGCGGGGAAGATCCAGATTGAGTCTAAGGATGACATGAAGAAGCGGGGCGTGAGTTCACCTGATAAGGCTGAGGCTGTTTTGCTTGCCCTGTTTGAGCCGCCCAATTCTGAGGTGGTGCTTGTGGCTCCGTTAAGTCTTAGCGGGTCAAATGTGTGGGCTTAGAAACCTTAACCTACCCCGCTGAATAGTGACTAGGGGGTCATGCTATGATTAGTTTATTGAGCCACCAAGGGGGTGGCCGAAAGGGGATCGAAATGAACAAGAAAGTCTCAGGTAATCAGATACTCGCAAACGTAATAGCAATGGATTTAACGCCAGCACAAGTTTTCAAACTGATACAAGTCCTGTCCTCAGCATCTGTTAACAGTCAAGGCGTGGCATCGAACATCCAACTCAAGGTCATTACCCAGTCAGACTACGCGGGTGGTTCAATCGCTTTTATTCAAACAAACAACTTCGGCAGCGTAGAGACTCCAGTAGCCGGCCAGACAGTTACCTTTTTGGACGGTGAGTAACATGAAAAAAGAAATTGCAGACATTGTCACTGACAGAATTATTGAAGCAATGGAGGCGGGGATTGTTCCTTGGCGTAAGCCGTGGTCAGGCAACCTCACCTCACCGACGAGCCTTTCATCGGGAAAGACCTACCGTGGAATTAACAACCTGATCCTTTCAATCACAGCAGAAATGGAAGCCTACGAAACGGGCTTGTGGGGGACGTACAGGCAGTTTCAGGCTATGGACGGATCGGTAACTAAAGGCGAAAAAGGAACGCCCGTAGTTCTCTGGAAGCCACTTGAGAAAGAAACACCAACGGGTGAAACAGAAACCTTTATGATGATGCGTTACTTCACGGTGTTTAATATCGCGCAGACAGGTGTTGAGGTTCCCGAAAAGTATCTTGTGGAGCGAACACCTGTTCCGGTACTTGAAGGGCTTAATCAAGCAATAAACTACCAGAGTGGACCAAAAGTTATTTACAAAAGCAGCGACCGGGCTTTCTACAATTCGGCAGCAGACCAGATTACGCTCCCGGAATTAGACCAGTTCACTACGGCGGTTGGGTTCGCTGGAACTGTCTTGCATGAACTTACTCATTCGACCGGCCACGAATCACGGCTTGACAGGAAACTTGCCAACAGTTTTGGTTGCGCCGACTATGCGCTGGAGGAACTCGTTGCGGAAATGGGTGCGGCCATGCTCGCCACTCAACTAGACATTGAGGTTGAATGGGATCAGGCAGCGTCCTACCTTGACTCATGGTTGAAGGTTCTTAAAGATGATCGCAAGTTAATTATTCAAGCGGCACAGAAAGCACAGAAAGCCGTAGACGTAATCCTTCCGGTCGCAATCGAAGTGCAGGTTGCAGCATGAAAGACGTAAACGGCGAGACACAGAATAGTAATCGTTGGAGCAAGTGCGTTGTTTGTGGATACCCAACTAACCTACCGCCGACGTGTTGTGACCTGACCTGCGAGATTACCTTAGAGAAGCAATCGTGAGCAACGAAATGTTTGACGTTTCTGGTAACCCGTCGCCGGGCCTAATCCCGGAATTACCGTATGCGGGTTCGTCCGGGTGGTCGGGTTCGGAAACGAGCCGGGTTCGTGCAAGCGAATTAGACC